AATTCTTCACCGCCGAACGAAAGGAGCTGCCGAAATGACAAAGGACAAGGCACTCCATGCGTGGTTTTCCAAATTCCTCCCGTCGTATCCGATTTCGAATGTGCCGGAAGACGCGACCTTTCCGTGGCTGACCTATGAGCTTATCACAGGATCATGGGAGAGCGGCGAGACCGCGCTGACGGTAAACCTCTGGTATTACACCGAGAGCGAAGCGATGCCCAACGCAAAGGCACAAGAAATCAGCAACGCAATCGGCATGGGCGGCTGTATGGTTGCCTATGACGGCGGAGCAATGTGGATCAAGCGTGGCTCCCCGTGGTGTCAGAACATCGCGGACGAAAGCGATAAAAACATCAAGCGAAGGTATCTCAACATCACGGTGGAATACCTATCGCAAAACTGATGAAAGGAAGAAAATATGAAATTCACAAAAATTCCCTCTGATGCATTTCAGAAGCTCCAGATAAACGCCGGTATTCTGACTACCGATTTTACCCCGGCCACCGGCACCATCGGGGAATCGGGGCAGATTGGCGCGACGACCGGCGGCATTAGCTTTACCGCAACGCCCACCTATAAGGACTATGGAGAGGACATCGACAACTGCCCCAAGAACATGAAGGAACTGAAACGGGTGGATTCCTGGGAGGCGAAGATTGCGGGTACGTTCATTAACGCAGACACCAAGATTGCAAAGAGCCTTTGCGGTGCTGCCGATGTGGGTACCAGCGATGGGAAGGTCACGCCTCGGAACGATCTGTCGGACGCTGACTTTGCCGACATCTGGCTGGTGGGCGACTACTCCGACAAGAACGGAGATAAAAATGGCGGCTTCATCGCCATCCACCTGATGAACGCACTGTCTACCGGCGGCTTCCAGCTGAAGACCAGCGACAAGGCGAAGGGGCAGTTCGCGTTTGAGTATACGGCCCACTACTCCATGAGCGCACAGGACACTGTGCCATTTGAGATCTACATCAAGGCCGGTACGGCGGAGGCGTAACACCATGAAACTGTCAAAAATTAAGGGGGAGCGAGTGTTTGATGTTATCGCAGACATCATCGATCCTATTGCCAACATAGCCGAGGACAAAGTAGCCGCAGCGTTGTTTCAGCGT